TTTATTTGATTTTTTTAGTCTCGTCAATAGATTTGAGAGCTCTACTTCCTTGCCAAAGATCATCTCTAAATCTACCGCAATAAGAATACTCACCTATATGGGTAATATAATCATTAATATAAGCGTATACTTTACCACCCAAATTTTTCCATCTTTGACAAAATCCAAAATCTTCACCAAAATATCTTTTAGTTTTAGGATCATGTAAAGTATCAAATAAATTATACATATTAGGTTGTTTGACTTCTTTACCATTTATGATGGTAGGTTGAAATATTTCTAGTTCTGGATGAGCTTCTATTAAATCAGTCAATACTTTTCTTTTAATTAACATACAGCCAGTGGGTATATGAGTAAGTTCAACTACTCCATCGTTAGCTTCGATTATATTAGGATTATCAGTCTTCACAGGATAAGTGTAACCTGAATGAGCCAGGTCATCAGGGCCTTGAATAGCATCTTCTTTTTCGTGCATCCTTCTCCACATTTTATCCCAATTTAAAGTTTTCATAGGATAAGGAACTCCAATAATATCTTTATCTTTTTCTAACATTTTAAAAATAGTTTCTGCATTAAAATCAATATCTGAGTCTATAAATAATAAATGTGTATAATTGTCTTCATGATTTAACATACTAGCAACACATATGTTTCGACCTTGAGTTACTAAAGAAGATTTTAATAATGTAAAACTTACCATAATTTTTCGTTGCATACAGGCTTGTTGAAATTTTAAAACAGCTTGAGTATAATGCATAGTCACTTCGCTATGACAAGGAGTGCATATCATAATTTTATAAGGAGATATATCGCCTATGTTTATTTCAGTAACATTAGAATTTACCTTATCAGTTTTTATAGTTTGATAAGTATCTTCATTATGGGTTATTGTTTTATCTGTTTTATCAAACCAAATGGGTTCATTGTTTTTGCCCGAGGGCGTATTACTTTTTTGCATTAATTGCTCCTTGTAAAAATCGGGCCCAAGACGTGGATTGCTTATGCCAGTTGTAATAAGTGTTTACATATTTAGATTGATCTTTTAAATGTTCTTGAATAGACGGTTCATGTAAAGTAGTTGCGGCTGCTTCAATGCCGTAAGCAAACTTTTCAGCTAAATTTTTATAATTAATATCATAAGGTATATACATTGGAAATTCTGCACCTGTTTCAAATAAAGCTCCGTAGTTAGTTGTAATACAATATAATCCAGCTGCCATAGATTCTAATAAGGATATGCAAGACGTTTCTTCAAAGATACTTGGATACACATACATATTATAATTGTGAATATTTTCTCTAATGTATTCATTTGATTTGTAGCCAATATAATTTACGTTAGGTAATTCTTTAGCTTGTTTATAAAGAGCTGTGTAATTATGATCATTTTGTTCATAAAATTTTTTTCCATATATTTCTGTAGAGGAATATACATCTAAACTAATTAAAGGGTTTTTAACTAGTTGCATTGCTCCTAATAATACACTTAGTCCTCTCCAAGGTGTGTTTTGATGTATAATTTTTATAGGTTTGTTTTGTTCGTAAGGTTTAGCTTTTTCTATTTTTTCTATTCCGTTTTTAATTACTAAACATTTATGACAAGGTAAATTAAACATCATTCTAAATTTTTCATAATTCCAATGTGAATTAAATACATACCAATCATACTTGTGATGATTAGCTTTGTTTTTAAACCAAGGATGTAGATTAGGTTGATCATAAGAATTTTTTTGCCAAAGTATGTTTACTTTATTTGGATCAATAGGTACTTTACCAGGAACACTAGTACAAATTTGTACTTGATCTAATAATTCTTTTTTTACGTACTTAGTTAAAAATTCTAGTTGTAACTCAGTTCCGCCTTTAGGGTTTTGGTTTATTATCATTTTTCATTGTTTTCTGTATCATGTCTAAACCTTTCGGAGAAACTTGCACAGTAACATCTTGTACTATATCTTCTCCTTCTACTTTCTCTTTAAACACTTCCTTTGTTTTAGTATTACGCCACGTAGTTATTGTAGTGCAATCTATCTTTATTATATTATCCGTTTTCATTCTCTCTGTTTATTAAAGCATAACTTATTAGGCCTTGTATTTTACTACTTCCTGTCGCTGCTTGTACAGTTATAGCATCACCTCCCTCTAAATTCAAGCCTTGAGGTGAAGCATTTATTTGCGACTTAGCAGGCACATCATCTCTAAAAAACTCATATTCAGTGTTGGAATCTGATGAATCAACAAAATTCATATTTACTAAAATAGAAGATGATGCATCATTGTTTACACAATAAACACTTTTAACTATAATTGCTGCGGTAGTAGGACACGTAAGCACTGTAGCTTTGGCTGTATCAACTTGTTTAAAACCTTGATTTTTATATTGTATTGTCATGATAAAAAGTAATTAAATGCATCCTGTTCGTTTTTTAAATCTTCTTGAAAAGAAAAATTAAGTTGTTGTTTCATAGTAGTTACAGATTCAATAATTTGTCTCTGATTTTCTACATCATATTCTTGTTTAGGTTCAGGTATGTAATTAGTTAACTTAGCCATTACGCTCTGTTTATTTTTCTTAATGTTTTAGCAAAACGAGCTCTTTGTCCTAACTTGCCTTTTGCTTTAGCTGCTTTATTTAATTTATCTAAAGGTATCTTTTCACCTTTTTTAATCTTTAAAGCTTTTCTTAAAGAACCTGGTTTCTTAATTGCTTTTTTAATGTTTAGTCTTTTTGTCATTATCTTCTCCCGTCTGGTTGAGCATCCATTCTAAAACTACCATAACGCCACGTTTGTCCGGCAGCATCATTTTCTACTTTTAATGATAGTAATCTTCCTCTTGCTCTGGTGTCTACTTTATCAGTAGTGCTTGTTATTGTAAAAGGTCCAAGAGGTGAACCTGTTTGAATATCAGAAGGAAAATCAGAAATAAATAAAGTTACTTTTGAATCACCTACTAAAAATTTATAGTCAGGCATAAATCTTCTCATAGACATAAATAATTCTCCGTCGTCTATATCAAAATCCCCTGATCTAATAAATGCTGCAATCGCTGTTGTGCCTGAACTGTTTACTTGATCTGTTCCTTTTTCGTGACAATAATAAATAGATGCTCCATATTTATTTGTGATACCCGATATTTCAGAAAAAACAGGTAAGGCTGTTGTGTCATAATCTGTTGCGTATGGTTCGGAGAATACTCCTTGGTCTTGATAAGTAGTTCTATCTAATGAACTAGTAGTCCAACAATTTTCTTGATAGTTATAAGTTACGCATCTGTCGACTTGTTCCGATCCTGATTTTGGATAAAACCAATTTACTTCTGTATATAAAGTATTAGGAGAAGAATAAACTACATCAGCTGCATTATAATTAATTCCTAAATCTCCATTACGCGTAGTAAATACAAAGTCTTCGACTAAACACGGTAAAGCTTTTACCGTTCCATCATACATAAAAAAACCACCTTCACTGGACATCCAATAAACAGCACCATTGACATAACTAGCTGCGTGTTGAGCAATACATCCACAATGAGTTCCTACTTGTCTTACTGAAAAAGTAAATGGAGGTCCAACAAATTGAATAACGTAAGCTGCTGAATCGGTTAATACAAAAATATAATCTTTACCTTGTAATGCAGCTGTAATTTTATTGCCAGTATCTAATCTAAAAGTTCCCGCTGTATTGGTAGCTTTAGGCAAATAAGTATTAAGATCTTCTTGGTTTGAAAATCGTACAAACATTGGATCTTGTGATGATGGAGCACCAATGGTTGTTTCAGTTCCAAAATGAAATAAGTGTCTGTCTCTATCAGAGACAAGAGTAAATCTACTAGCAGTCGGGTTTGCTGATGTAGAAAAATCAGATGTAGTTGTTGATGCTCTAACAGTTCGTGGGTTAGTGGCACCCGCGTTCCAAGTAAAAGTTTTACCATTAAAAATGGTTGCAACTAAAACTTCTCCAAAATTGTCTAATGACCAATTACCTGGATCTAAAGTCACATTACTTGTAGATCTTTCTGTTCCCCACGTAGAGTCATTCCATAAATAAGTTCCCCATCCATATCCTGTAGTTTGAATAGTGGGACCAATTACTACATAAGGATTTATGCTAGCTGATCCTGAAGCAGAAGCTGCGCTACCAGCATTAACTCTCATTTGAATAGTAAAAGTATCTGCATTTGGCACAGTTAATATTTCAAAAGCACCTGTTGTAAAATCCGATGCTACGTATCCTGCAGGAGGTGAAACAGATGTAAAAGTTACATATCTTCCGACTTCTAATCCATGACCTACTTTATTTACAGTCACATTATTTTGACTAGCGAAAGTATCAAAAGTCGCTCCTGTAATCGCGGTGTCTAATGGAGTAATGTCATAAAAAGCTTCTCCATAATATAAAAATAAACCTTGAGATGTTCCTATAGCTGTATATTTTTCTCCTTTAAGACTTGTAAAAGCTAGTTGAGCTCTAGCTGCTCCTGGTAAAGTTTCTTGAGCCACGGTTAGTTGTTCCCAACCTCCTATTTTTTCTGGAGCCGTATATCTAAATCTAACAAAATCGCCGTCTACCCATTGACCAGGAAGGGCGGAAGGCACACTTTGTTTATTGAAACCTGCTGCAAATTTGACTTTTTTTAGCATAATTAAGGTATTGTATATTAAACTATATTGAAACTCAACACGGTTCTTTGAGAGGATTTATTGGCAGTTAAGTTAGATCCATGCTTTAACCAACCATTAAACAATATTAAATCGCCTGCTTTAGGCTGAAAAGAAACATAATCTCCATAATGTTTATTTTGTCGATTTGTTCTCAGCATCCAGTCAATATAAGGATTGGGATTGTGAAAATAAATAGGAGAACTTTTATTATCTACTTCAATATATAAAACTCCTGCTAAAATAGCATTAGGATGAGCATGTTCTTGTAATACACTCCCTGGTTTTTGGATATTAAACCAAGAAACTGCGATTTCATTTTTAAATTTTAATCCTGCTTTTTCAGCAAATTGTTGGGCACGTTTTCTAATAGGACCTTGTAAATGTTGAAGCTTAGGTTCTTTTAATAAATTTATATTATAATCATGACCAGATAAACTTTTACCTTTAAAACACTCATGTTCTTTTAAAATATGAGAATAATCTTTTAAAACAGAAGCAACATATTTACATTCTTTATTAGTTAAAATATTATCCTTTATTATTAAAATTGGAAAAACACTATGTTCACTCATATTCTTGTAGCTTCGGCTGCACCAAATTTAGTATGAGTAAAGTTTCTATAAAACCCTACTAATGTTAATCTATCTTCTTGTACACTTTCTTCTTTATAAGAAGGAGCACCATGATGGTGGTAAGCATCAAAACATATGGCTCTATTATATCGAGATTTAAAAGATATTGTTTCATTATATCTTTCATTATTTTTTTGAACTAAAATTTTTTCTTTTTTAAAATTTTT